GTACTAGGCCCGGAGACATGGACGGATGACGGTGGCTGGACTTTCGAGATTGAGAAGCCCGCGAATCCAGTAGGCATCAACGGCCTGACAGAAGCTGAGGCAAGCGCATCAATGTCCGTAGCAGGGCTGTCGAAGCCCAAGCCCGCGCAGCCAGTAGTCAAGGAATCCTTGTCAACTCAAGTCGCACAGCCAGTACCGCCGCATGAGGTGAATCGGGCGAATCCAGCATCTCACGATTTTGGATGCCATGCAAACGCTTTCGGTCCTTGTACTTGTAAGGCCGTGCAGCCAGTACGGGAGCCTAAGAACGTATCACAAAATTTTCGCAGCTTTTTCCAGTGGGCTAACTCATCGGGATATGACACAGCCCACACATGCAACAGCGATACCGGGGAGTGGATTGTTTTTAACCCTATGACTGAAGACCTGTGGAAGTGCTGGCAAGCCGACCATGGGATTGGATGATGCGAATAAAAAAGCCCCCAAGTCGCAAGACTCAGGGGCAAACCGCTTTTACACGGAGGGGAGACAACTGCTATTTTACAGGCTGAGAGTTTGCCAGTAATTGATTTTTGTTCGCGCTGCTGTAAGTCGTGGAGACGTAGAACGCCACGCAAGCACCCCACACGGCAGAGAGTTGACCCACCATGACCAAGACAATTTCATTTGCCTTGAGTTCTGGCATCATCAGCAACGCTGTCAGCACACCGAAAAACCCGATGGTTACCAAGATGGTAAGAATTGCAGGCATCCTGCTGTGGGTTGCAATCTGCATGGCTCGGGCGCTGTCCCGGTCTTTGCCGATCAATTCGTTTTGCTTGAACTCTAGTTCTGCGTACTTGAATCCGCGCTCTTTTTCTTGATTCTGGTAGTCCAGTTCAAGCGTGCGGATTTTCTCCAGCGCCTCGGGCGTGAGTTGCCCAGCGGTGAATGCCTTGCTGATTTTCTCTTGCGTTGGTGCGTCCATGCCGAGCGCAGAGCCGATAGCCGAAACAGCCAGGCCACCAAGCGGACCCAGTGCAGCGCTGGCCACGGTTGGGGCGAGTGTCTTTAATATTTCAATCCAGTTCATAGTGATCCCCAGCCTGTAGGTTGTGTGTCTTCAAAATCGCCTAGCAAGCGGCGGTAAACGATGCGCGTAGCCTTAGCCATTGCCCGTGCCTCAAAGTCCCTGCCCTGAGCTTCGTAGCGCTCGTGCGTGTCAATCAGTTCAATCAAGATGGCTTTTTCAACGGGCAAGAATTCGTCATTGTGAACGTCAATATTCAATCGACTCATGCATATACTCGGGTTCCTGATTTATCAATAATCAGCGCCATCTTGCGTGGGTTGTCATTGAAGCTGATATGAACCCAGCCACCACCATTGCCAGCGTACTCGCTTATCAACTGGTCATATTTGATTTTGCTTTGCACGATGGCTTCAATAATTTGATTCACGCTGCCAAACGTTGGGCATGTGAAATCAACTGCTTCTGCAAGTTGGTGCTGCGATGTAGGTTTAGAACCAACGGCTTTATTCAGGGCTGGACAACGGTATCCAGAGCTAATGTGAATAGCGTTCGACCTGAGTAGCGTCCGAACATCCTCTAACCCTTGCACCGTACGTTTTGCAGCCGGATACAGGCCAGCGGGTAAGCTGTTATCGATTCCAAGCCTAGCTGCTGTCTGCGATGCGCAGAACTCGTCTAGGGCGAAGTGCGGGGATAGCTTCATGATTTGTAGATGTGTGTCATAAACCAGAGCGCAGCACCGGCGAGTAGGGCAGTTGCCGCAGACTTGATAAGCGCCCCAAGGGTCTTATCGATGATGGCCTGGCGAAAGGCGATGCTCTGCTCTTGCTTTTTTATGAGTAAGCGGATAGCCACAACTTCATCGTCGGTAAGGATATGGTCAGTGGATCGGATACGGATTGCTGAGGCGATATCCGCAATAAATTCGGCACGTTCTTGGGGTGTCATTTAGCAGTGGATCCCGCTAGGGTCAATTTGGTTGATGAATTTTTCGCTATGGTGATTATGGTCGATGCGGTCACAAGCTTAACCCAATTGCCCATAGTGCATCAAGCTGAGTATCAGACTGGCCAAGTGCCGAACCCATGACAACTACTTGAGGATGCAATCGCTCGAAAGCGGTGCTGAATTCATACCAGTCTTTGAGGTCTTGGTCACCAGCAGATACAGCAGCTTCAACGGCTGCGCGAAGGCCTGCGCGGGTCAGGGCTTGGCGGATTTGGCGGGGACTGATGGGAGGTAGTGGCAGAGGCTCGGGAATGAAACGCTTTTGCTCGCATATGTCGGCGTACTCTTGCTGGGTTATCTCAGACCATCCATCAAGCTGCAAATCAGACAGGCAGGTGTCATTATTTAGGTTTTTTAGAATCATGGTGAACCTTAGCCGAAAACGACAACAGAAATAGGGTAGCTCGGGTCAAACAAGCTACCGCCCGTAGGGGTTTGCGCACCTAGCTTGAACGCTGATGTGGTGGGGGCTGTGTAAGTTGCAGCCACCACAAAAGGCGACAAACTCAGCAGCGTAGGGCCAGACGTTGACATGTTCGCGGAGCTAAAAACAGCATACGAACTGCTGGGCATGGCGGTCGCGAATGTGATTGTGTAGTCACCCGCTGCATTACGGGTAACCGTGCTTACGTTAGAGCCTGCTGTGGGCGCATTGGTGCCGGTAGTCGTGCCGTAAAACACACACCATGCGCGGGCCACAATGGCAGGAGCAGAGCCACTCTGTGCGCCGGTGAGTTTGTCAGCAGTGATTGTTGTGGCGGCCATCTTGGCACCAGTCACTTGCAATGCTGCAATGTCAGCTGTCAACACAGAGTTGTCCGGCAAACCACCGGCTGCGAGTGCCGTTAGGCTGGTGATGTCACCATTGGCACCACTGGCAGCAGCGCCAATATCTGTACGCATAAGTGCCTGCGTAGTGCTGGTAACAAAGGTCTGCGCGAGGCTGCTGAAGTGGTTGCGCAAAAGATTGAATTTGTCGATCAAGTCCAATAGATCGGTGCGGGCTGTGGCAGGGCTGTCACCGCTTGCGTCTAGGTTGGTTCGAACTACGTCCGAGGCGGGAAAAGTCATAGGTCAATACCCCTCAATATAAAAGTTTACAAAATCCGGGTCGGTCAAAGTTGCACCCAAATAAAATTGGAACCGTGGCGCGGGGCTGAGTGAGGCATCTACCTGCACTACGGACCACTGCCCACCCGCTGCATGGCGTGGCATGGCATCGATGCGTTTGATGATGCTGTACGCACCCGCCAGTGGCACGCGTATGTCACCCACACCAATTCGGTAGCTGCCGGTCAGTCCGCTGATGACCACATCGTTGATGTACTCTTTTTTCACCGGGGAGTTAACTACCCAGTACCACCCGCGCACCAGCGGTATAGGGAACGGGCCGGTAGCAGTAACGGTGAGGCGCAGCTTAATGTAGCGGCTACTGAAAGCTGAGGCCGCACTGCCCCATGCACTCCAGGTGCTACCGTCGGCGCTGGTGGCTAGCTCTGCCAGCGTAGTGCCATCAGCGTCAACCGTGCTGTTAATCTGGCCAGCCACAGAGGTGCCAAAGTCGCGCACCGGGGTATCATAGGTTATGGGGCTTGCGGGTGTGGTGTTCCATCGCGTCCAAGCCGTCCATGTGGTAAGCCCTGCCCATGTGGTGCTGTCATTGGCTTCCAGAAATCCCTGCTGCACATGGCAGCTTGTTTTGGTGCCAAGCCAGCCTTCAGCATGCTCGTAATATTCCGCGAAGATGTTACCCAGGCGGCGATCTGGCAGCTCAGTGTTGACCACCAGGTACGTGGATTCATTTCCCGTGGTGTCCAAACTCTTGCAAGCAAACGTCCAGGTGCCAGAGAGCGGTGCGTTTAGTTCGACCGGGCTATTGGTGTAGTAGGTGGTGGTGTCTTGCAACGGGGTCATGGTGGCCCAGTTTGGGGTGCTGGTGGTGCCGCTCACGTAGCGGATTTCAGCTCCTAGCCAATCGACCGGCTGCGCGGCCAGGCTAGCATATCCAAAGTTGTATTGGCGTGTACCATCTGGCTGGGTGACTACAGTAAAAATGTCGAACGGGGGCGGGGCCTCGGTCTTGCCCAGCACAGCATGCACTACCTGTGCACTCCAATCGCCCACAGCCAGCGTAGTTTTGGGTCGAGCACGCACGATGTAGGTCATGCCATCCAGCACATCGGCGGTTACCGTGCTGGTTTCGTTTCCTGCTACCACCAGGCTTGTCCAGGTAGTACCACTATCTGCGCGACGGTATTGCACCTCGACTTGTCCCTGCTGCACCACCGCTGCGTCTGGCACTTGCGACCAACTCACACGCATGCGGCTCACGATGGTGCCGTCAAGTTGTTTAAGCAGCTCGGTGGTGCCACTGCTGATAGTCAGCGCAGGCATGGCGGCAACAGTCCACGGCTTGGGCAGGTTGGTATTCGCTGCAAAGCCCTGAGCGCTGAATCCCGCGTCCATGGTGACAATTGCCGCCGTAGTTTCTTTGAGCGTCAGCAGCAGATGGCCTTCGCTGGTGAAAGTACGGGACAGCACCATAAATGTCTTAGCGCTCCACCCATATCGACTCAGGGTAAGGCTCACGGTGTCAAACAATTCCAGCGGGTAGGCGCTCAACTTAAAGGGCAGCTCCACCGTGAGCGGGTCACGCGCATCGCGCATCATGATTCCCGCCACATGCAGCGCCTGTGGGGCATAGCCGATGGCGGGGTAGCTCACCTCTTGCACTAGCTCTGCACCATCACGGGTCACCAGCGCACTGCCCACCAATGGTGTCAGAGTGGTTTGCTTGTAGTCTTGGGCTGCGTCCCAAATCGTCACCTTGACGCTATTGAACTTGTCATTGCGTGCACGGTGGGTGCTGATCTTGATTGGGCTTTGGCTCTCTTGTGCCCCATTGCGATTGACCACGGCCAGGTCAGCATCCCCCAGCGACATGACGGGTGCAGTGTAGGTGCCGGGCTTGAGGTACAGCTCACCCCCCATAAAGGCCCACGAGCCACCCATGCTTTGTGATAGGTCATCCATCACACTTTTGGCTGCTGTGCCAAACGGCACCACAATGCTGGCCTTGTATAGCGCCCGGCTGGCCTGCGCCACACCGCCCACGGTGTATACAGTGGCTGTATCACAGGCATTGGCAGCGGCGATGAATCGCACATCTTCGCTCGCGCTGACGGTGGCCTTGCCCAGCTTGGGGTGGGTGTAGGCATGGCGCATCATCAGCGCAGGGTTTTCGCTCCACACAGTGGTAGTGGTACGCGGGTCGTACAGCTTGGCCCCACGAATGATAGCGCTCACGCTGGGTATTCCGGTGGGGTATGCCGTTTCACTGTATGTGAATTTAACCACCAGGTAGGCAACACCCTGCACTACGTTGGCGCTACTCCAGTCTGAGGCAAAGGCAGCAACCAGGGCACTATCTACTGTCTGGCCAGAGGCACCCAAGTGGGTGAACACCTGCGCCGTAGAGCCTCCAATGGTGTACTGGTAGTTGACGAATGCATTGGCCACAGATGTGGTAATAGTCGTTCCTGCCAGACTCCACCCGCAGGGGGTAAGGTTGCCACGGTTCGAAGGGTCGGTAAATTGCGCATCTACCGAAAAAATGCTAGCAGGTACCGTGGCGTGGCCTGCACCGTCGGTCTGCACATAGCCGCTGAGGGTAGTGCTGGTGGCATAGGGGGCGGTAGTGACAAAGCCATTGCCATCCAGGGTGACCAGCACATCGTTGAGGTAGATGGACTCGACCGCATCAATCTCGTGCCCAGCCAGTGCCAGGGCGATGTACATGTCTCTGCTATTGGCTCCCGTGCTCGCTTTGTAAAACACCGAACCCGCCTTGCGCACCCGGCCCATGACCAGCTCGCGCGGGGATACTGAGCTGCTGACCATGGCCATGCGGTCAACCTGGGCGGCATTGAATGCATCACGCGCTTGCGACTTGGCTTTGCGTGCCTCACTGGCGCTGTAGGCTAGGCCACCAGCCAGCATAATGATGGCCCCATAGTTCATTGCAAAGCTGCCAATGGCGAAGGCGGTCGCGGCGCTGATAGCCCCGTACTCTGCCAAAAACCCAACAGCGTAGACAACTGCGGCGGGCATTACACAACCCTCCACGCATGGCTGGCAGTATCCAGCCCAACGCTCACCAGCCCACGGGCTGATGGCATCATGGCGGTAGACCCGTTGCAAATGGCCAGCGCGTCACGTCCACCAGTTTTTACTAGTACTACGTCGCCCACACAGGCCAGGCGCACAGGTCCAGGCGCACCCAGCGCGTCGGTGGCAATGCTAGACAGCCCACCATGGCGGGCAATAGCACGGTAGGCCTGTTTAGCGGTGGTATGGCGGCGCAGGCCTGCCGGGGCCGGGTCTTGCCCAGTTATGGCATGCACGCAGTCGGCCGCGAAGATGGCGCAGTCGTTGCTGCCCCACACAAACGGCATGGCCATGCGGGCGGCGACAAAGCGCTCAAGGTGCAGCGGCCAGTCTTGGCGGCGCATAAGTTTGTTGGGTGTGGTCATTGCTGAAAGAACGATTTGGCAGGCCACACAATAGGCTTGTCGATTTGGTCAACCACGTATTTGAAAGCGCCATCGGTGGCATTTACCAGCCGCTGGTCGGCATCGGTGTACATCCATGCATTGCCGCGCAATAGGTCTACCGCTTTACTTTCACAGGTGACGCTGATGCTGGCACTGGTGCCATCTTCGCCAATGCTCATAGTGTCCATGGTGCCAACCCACTCCACCGGCGCGTCCAGTATTTGGTAAGTGCTGGTGTCGATGATGGCGGTGCGGATGCTGATGGGTGTACCCTGCACAATGTCGCTATCGTCCAGCGCAAGCGATATGCGTGCAGCATCTGCGCCATGCAGCTCCAGGGTAATGCCCTGCGCTTCGCCGGGTTTGTCGGTGATGGCGCTGATCTGTCCCAGGCCGTAGGCACCTTTGTAGGTGATGCCGGGGTCGGTGAGGGCTGTTGTGGTGGTGGGAGTGTAGGTGCTGGCGAGTTCGCCGGGTTCGAGTTGGGCTCCACAAATGTAAATTCCCTTGGTTGTATCACCCGTGTAAGAGGCCAGAATGTACGAC